CAACTTGCATCTGGTGGTGTTGCTAAAATGCCAATGTTAACACAAATTGCCGAAGGTGGAAGGCCAGAAATGGTTATGCCTCTTGATCCAGCTATGTCTGATTTGGCCGATCATATTGCTACCAGTATGCTTGAAATTTATGGTCCATTCCAACAATTCCTTAATAGAAATCTAGTAAATGATCTATTTGTTAAAAACTATGATATTTTAAAAGAAGCTCACACAAAGTCTCTAGACCAATTTTTCTTTAGTAAGCAAGATATAACTTCAACATTTAATAAAATGTCTGACTCGAATTATGCTAAAGATGAATTTACACAACGTCAAGCAAACCTAATGTCTGCCATGGGTATAAATGTACAAGGTGGTTTTTCTGGTTTCCAAGCACTTAATGGTGCTTTCCCACCATCTGTTGGTGGTGGAAGTGGTGGTGGTGGTGGTAGTTATGCTGGTCCTTCTGGGGCATCTGGTGGTGTTGGGGCTGCTGGTCTGGCTGGCGCTGCTGCTGATGCTGCTATGAGTATCCTTGGTGCCCACGAAGTCAATGATAGACAAAAAATTAACCAATATCTCAAAGAAGGTGGTATTGATCTTGATGCTGCCACAACTGCTTGGTGTGCGGCCTTCGTTAACGCCTCACTAGCTAAGGCGGGCATTGAAGGTTCCGGTTCACAAATGGCAACAAGTTTTGCTACGTGGGGTAGTGCGGTTGATCCAGCTAATGTTGCCAAAGGCGACGTTCTAGTTGATACCCGTGGTAATGCCCCCGGTGCGCCCGGTGGACATGCTGGTATTGCTACAGGGCAAACTCGTCAAGGTGCCAATGGTTTAGAAATTGAAATGGTTTCTGGTAACTCTGGTAATAAAGTTACAAAATCTTGGTATAGTGCATCAAGGCTTGGTGTTCGTAGGGCAAATCAACCAAATGGTGGAACAACTGGTCATGCTGGTGGTGATCTTCAACTTTCAGAACAAGATATTATTAACCTTAAAAAAGGTCTTGGAACTGAATGGGTCCAAAGTGCTGGCGAAGAACAAGCATATGGTATTATTGATACAATTTTGAATAGAACTGCGTCTGGTAAATGGGGCGATACTGTTGCTGATGTTCTTAATGCCAAACACCAATTTTCTGATATTAATGGTCCAATCGCCCATAAAAAGGGAAGAAACAGTGTTGAACAAATTCCCGATTCTGCCATAAGTGCAGTAGTTAGTAGAATTGTTGATGAATATCTACTTGCTAGAGCAAATGGAACAGCATCATCTGTTGGTGATCACTTAAATTATGCTAATCCAAATTATTCATCTGCTTCAAATATGAGATGGATTAATGGCCTCGATGGTCCAAAACTTGGTTATGGACAAAATGTTCATTGGCATGGAACTACATCAGATAATCAAAAATATAGACCCGGCGCTTTCAACCTTAGTTTACCCGGTGGTCCAACATCTACCCCAGTAAGTGATAAGCGTAGACCGCTAACCATTCCTGATGGTCCTTCTATGTATGGTCCACGTATTCAGCAAGATCAAGCACCAGTTACCAATCCAAACGGATCATCATCTTCACAATCTGTTGACCTTTTGATAGCCATAAATAATGGACTAAGCGATCTCAATAGAAACATGAAGAAAATACATGGTTCGGTCGCATGATAAGATAGGATTTTAAATGGCAACTTGGAAAAGATTTTTTAATACCCCACAACCATCTTCATATACATCATCTGGGCAAAGTAAAAGCCTAGATAGCGACTCTATGGGTTATAGTAATTTTAACGGTAATCTTCGTGAAGTTTTTCGTGGGCCAGCAAACCGTCTAGAACGTTACAACCAGTTTGATCAATTGGACCGTGATCCAATTATTAATGCTGCCCTTAATACAATTGCTGAATTTTGTACACAGGAAGATGTTAATACAAAACAACCATTCTGGTTAAATCTTGAAAGTGACAGTAACGAAACTGAAACAATGGTTCTTAAAGAATCTTTGAAAAAATGGATTTATGTTAATGATTTTCGTAAACGTCTTTTCCATATAGTAAGAAATACTATCAAATATGGTGATGTATTTTTTATTCGTGATCCAGAAACTTATGAATTACATTATATTGACCCTCGGTGTGTAGAAACTATTACCATAGATGAAACCCGTGGTAAAGAACCATTTTCCTATCACATTCGTGATATTTCGTTAAGTCTTATCGATAAAATTGCCACACATGATACTGAATTTATGCGTCAAAATTCTGGTGCCTATGGTGGTTTAATGCCCAATGTCACAAAAAGTTCAGTGTCTGGTCTAGCATCTATGTCACCAAACGCAACTGGTGGTTCACAATCACAAGAAATTTCAGCAAAACATGTTGTGCATATGTCATTGAACAGCACAGGTTTAGATTTTGCTAACTGGCCTTTTGCCGCAAGTATTTTGGAATCTGTTTACAAACCAGCTAAACAGAAAGAATTACTTGAAAATGCATATATGATTTACACAATTCAACGTGCCCCAGAACGTAGGGCATTTTACATTTATGTTGGTGACCTTCAAGGTTACAAGGCAATGCAGTTTGTTGAACGTGTAAAAAATGAACTTCATCAAAGAAGAATACCATCACGTGATGGTGGCGCACAATCTGTTATTGATGGAACTTATGACCCACAGTGTATTGATCTTAATACACGTATACCACTTCTAGATGGAAGAACATTATCACTAAACGATATAATTTCTGAATATGATTCTGGTATTCAGAATTGGGTATATTCATGTGATCCATTAACTGGTCGGATTGTTCCCGGTCCAATCACATGGGCTGGTGTAACACGCAAAAATACACAAGTTCTTAAATTGATACTTGATAATGGTGAAGAATTAATTGCCACTCCAGATCATAAAATTCCAGTTTGGGGTAAAGGATATGTAGAAGCTCAAGATATTATTGAAAATACAGATAGTATCATTTCTTTTAATACTTCCGATAAAGAAAACGCAGATCACAGTAAAGTTATTAAAATTGAATGGATTGAACAAAAGATGGACACTGGATGTATCACTGTTGATGGTAATAATGAGTTTCATGGTTTCCACAACTTTGCTATCGAAAGTGGGATATTCATTAAAAATAGTATGCTTGAAGACTATTACTTTCCTGTTAACTCCGAAGGTCAAGGCCCACGTGTTGAACAGTTGGGTGGTGGTGATGGTATTGGTGCCAATATGGATAATCTTGGTTGGTTCAATGATCAAATTCTAAAAGGTCTTGGTATTCCACCTTCTTATATTCCTACAACAAATGATAATGATATTTCATTTAATGATGGTAAGACTGGAGTTGCTCTTTTACAAGAATGGCGTTTTGCCCAATCATGTAAACGTCTTCAAACATTGATTAGGGATGTGTTTGATTTTGAATTTAAGATGTTTTGTAAAAAACGTGGTGTTGTTGTAGATTCATCACAGTTTAATCTTGAATTTGAAGAGCCACAATCGTTTGGTGAATATCGTCAAATTGAAAAAGACCAAGCACAACTTAGCGTTCTATCTACTGTAGATAGTATGGAATATCTTTCAAAAAGATTCATTCTTAAACGTTTTGGTGGATTTACCGAAGAAGAACTTCAAGAAAACCAAACTCTATGGAAAGAAGAAAATCAACATAAAGTTGCTGGTAAGGTTGCTGATTTGGAAATTCATGATTTGGAAGACATTGATCTAAATATGGTTGGTGTCAAGAAACCAGTAGAAGATGAAGAAGGTACATCTGATGATTTCGGAATGGGAGATATGAACGATGAAATTGGTTGAATTATTTCAAAGTGATTTTGGGGAAAATCCCCAAAAAACAACCCATGACACTTTAGCACAACTTGCTCTTGATGATAGTAGAAAGCCAATGATCACATTGGCTAAACTACACACTTTAAGAAAAATGCGTGAATTTAGACGGTTTGAAGATTTAAAGAAAAAATCGCTACTAAATATCATGTATTCTACCCCATCAAATGATGGCGGAATGATGTAAATTCACAAAAATGTGTGTTTTTTGCGTTTTTTGGGGTGTTTTCACAACCCTTTGTAAATACATGCTAAATAAAATTATCAAAAATAATAATAATTCATCAAAAAATTGCCAAGGAGTATGACTAATGACTGTAAACAAAAAACTGATGAAAATGTTCGAAAGCCTTACACAAAATGATGTGGAAACTGCTCGTAAGATTTTCAAAGAAACAATCGTAGAAATGGCTCGTCAAGAAATCGCAGAACATGAAGACTGGGATTTTTCAGATGACGAAGATTTCGGTGATGACGATCTACTTGACGTAGATTTTGACGATGGTGAAGATTATGACATCGATCTAGATTTTGATGAAGAACCACTATTCGAAACTGATGACGATGTTCAAGATGATCTTCTAGCCGATGTTGCCGAAGATGAAATCGATTATGACGCTGATGAAATCGACTCTGAAATGGGTGGTGATGATGTTGACGTTGATGCCGATTTTGATGAAGCTGGTGACGAAGATTTTGAACTAGATGTTGAAGATCGTATTGACGATATTGAAGATGCGTTTGAACAACTACGTGCTGAATTTGAACAAATTCAAGCCGAACTAACTGGTGATGAATCAGACGATTCAGATGAAGACCTAGCAGTTGATGATATGGTTGATACTGATGATGACGTTGATTTTGATACAGAAGATTTTGGCGATGAAGGCCTAGAAGATGAAGATGATCTTCAAGAGTCTGCTGATCTGTTTACTGCTAAAGAAGTAGTTAAAACCGCACCAAAGACTTCAACTGTTCCTGCTCAACCATCAGTTAAGGCTGGTCAAGCAACAAAAGGTCCAAAGGCTAAAGACCTTGGTGTTTCACTAGAAAACACCAAAGACGGTAAAACACTTCTAAAGAAGGTATAAGATATGTCCCTATTGCTTGAACATAACACTTTTGATGATGCTCACATGGAACTTACAGAATCTTCTGATTCTGATAAGAACGGTCAGCGCAAACTTATCATGAAAGGTATCTTTCTTCAAGCTGATACACAAAATCGCAATCGTCGTGTGTATCCACTAAAAGAAATTAGTGGAGCAGTAGATACGATTAATGATCAAATTCGTAAATATGGTCCCGTTCCCGGTGAGTGCGCTCACCCGGAAGGGATGGAAATTAACATTGATCGTATTTCCCATTCAATTTCAGAAATGTGGATGGATGGGAAGAATGGTATGGGTAAACTAACACTATTACCAACTCCATTAGGTAACATCATCAGAACACTACTTGAAAGTGGTGTCAAGCTCGGTGTTTCCAGTCGTGGTTATGGTGATGTTGATGATTTTGGACAAGTTAAAGATTTCCAAATTATTACTGTTGATATTGTGTCTACACCATCAGCACCAGAAGCCTATCCAAATACCATTTATGAACAACTTATGTTTTCAAAGCGTCAGTCTGAATTGACCAAGCTCGCAGAAGCCATAAGTAATGATAACAGTGCCCAAAAGTTTTTCAAAAAAGAAATGCTTTCGTGGATGAATGAAAATTTCACGATTAGGAGAAAATAATGAATGAAAATTTTCAAAAGCTACTAGAAGGGTCTGTTCTAACAGAAGAAGTTAAATCAGCACTAACCGAAGCATGGGAAGCTAAAATTGTAGAAGCCCGTGAAGAAATTAATGCTGAACTACGTGAAGAATATGCTAATCGCTACGAACACGACAAGGCTACAATTGTTGAAGCAACTGAGAAGATGGTCCGTGATGCGCTTAAAGAAGAACTTGAAGAACTATTCCTTGATAAAAAAGCTATCAAAGAACAGCGTCTAAAAGTTTCAGAAAGTGCTAAAGCATTTATTCCGATGGTAGCCAAATTTCTAAAAGAACAGATGGCTAAAGAAATTTCAGAATTTCGTACAGAGCGTAAAGCTATGGTTGAAGGTCTTGGAAAAGTCCAACAATTCGTATCAGCGCAACTAAAGGAAGAGTTAACTGAGTTTAACATCGACCGAACCGCCCTTATCAAAGAGCGTGTTGAGTTTGAAAAAACTAAAAAAGCCAAACTTGCCGAAGCCAAAAAGCAATTTATCGAAGCTGCTGCTAAATCATCAGAACGTGTCATTCGTGAATCACTATCTGCTGAACTTTCACAGCTAAAAGATGATATTGCTGAAAGCAAGAAATCAATGTTTGGTAAAAAACTATATGAGGCTTTTGCTACAGAATTTATGTCTAATCACTTCAATGAACAGGCACAAGTTAAAAAGCTGAATAAAGTCCTTGAGTCTGCTAAAAAACAAGCATCAAAACTTGAAGCAGTTGTTCGTAAGCAAGAGCAAGAAATCAAAGAAAGCCGTAAAGAAGTTAATAAACAAAAAGAACTACGTGAACGTGCGGATGTTCTAAATTCACTTCTGGCCCCACTTGATAAAGACAACCGTAAAGCAATGCAACGTCTACTAGAGTCAACACCAACTAATAAATTGAACGAAAGTTTCAAAAAATACCTTGGCGTAATTCTAAAAGGTGATTCAGTCAAAGGTCCATCTAAAGTATTGACTGAGGGTAAAACCGCATATGATGGCAATCGTGTAACCAAAACCGAAGATGAAGTGTCCGCTGATATTGTTCAGTTAAAAGCACTTTCCGGTCTAAAATAAAAATCTAAGGAGATATAATATGAGTCGCAATATTCTAAAAGAAGGTTGGACCGATGCAAAGGCCGTGTTGACCGAAGGCATTTCTGGTAACAAGAAAAAAGTTCTAGAAACTGTTCTTGAAAATCAGCGTAAAGCACTTCTAGAAAATGCACCCGCTGGCGCAACATCTGCTGCTAACATTGCTACACTAAACAAAGTTATTCTACCAATCATTCGTCGTGTTCTACCAAACGTGATTGCTAACGAACTTGTTGGTGTTGTTCCAATGGCTGGTCCAGTCGCACAAATTAACACCCTTCGTTTCCGCTATGCTGAATCATTCGGCGCACCAAATGGCGTAACCGCAGGTACCGAAGCTCTAAGCCCATACGACATCGCTCGCTTCTATTCAGGTAATGGTAATTCAGATACCCCTGCTGGTTCTGCTACTTCTACCCTAGAAGGCGTTCGTGGTCGTCAGCTATCTTCACAAATCGTGAAGCAACTTGTTGAAGCTAAGACCCGTAAGCTATCCGCTTCATGGACCTTCGAAGCTGCACAAGACGCACAATCACAGTATGGTATTGACCTTGAAGCAGAAAACCTAGCTGCTGTTGCTGCACACATCACAAACGAAATTGACCAAGAAATTCTTCTTTCACTTCGTCGTTTGTCTGCACCAACCCTAACCTACGATCAAGCAAACGTTTCTGGCGTTGCGACCTTCGTTGGTGATGAACATGCTGCTCTAGCAATTCTAATTGGTCGTGCTGCTAACCTAATTTCACAACGCACCCGTCAAGGCGCTGCTAACCGTGTAACCGTTTCTCCTGCTGCCCTAACTGTTCTACAGTCAGCCCGCACATCAGCATTCGCTCGCACAACCGAAGGCACCTTCGATTCACCATCAAACACACAGTTTGTCGGTACCCTAAACAACACCCAAAAAGTGTTCGTTGATAACTGGGCTTCTGACTCTGAGGTTGTTATGGTTTCAGCTAAGTATAGCGAGAACTCTGCTCCTGCTTACTACTGCCCATACATCCCACTAATGTCAACTGGTGTATTCCTTGACCCAACCAACGGCTTTATTCCAACAACCCAATTCATGTCACGTTACGGTTACACCGAACTAGCTGATAGCTCAAGCTCACTAGGTAACGCTGCTGACTACGTTGAGAACATCGCAGTCCAAAACCTACGCTTTATCTAATAAGTGTAAAGTTTTTAAGATTAGTATGGGGCTTCGGCCCCATATTTTTATTTCCTTTTCCATATAAATACTAAGTTGCCAGCATCATATATCTTATAATAGCCTGCGTCAACCATTATTTGTTCCCCAGTTTTATTTTTATCAAATAGATGTGGAAACATTTTTTCTAATTTATATTTCTGATATTTCTGTCTACTTTCAAGTATTTCTTCATTATTTTTAAAATAGAAAAAATTTGGTCTACTATGATTTATAAAATCAAAACCAAGAGTTTCATATATTTTACCAGTCGAATATCTAGCATCTGCATATGAAATTATAGTATTTGGTTTATATTTTTTTATAAAATAATTGAACAATTTACTTGCACCACCAATAATTTGTGTATTAAGTGAATTACAATATCTGACTAATTCCCATTCTACATTTTTATTAAACCGTGGTTTAGAAAATGACATAATAGAAACCAATTCATTTTCATGAAATAAACCAATTTTTATTTTTGCAGTTGAATTTCCCTGAATATGATTCGCATCCACAAACAATTTATATTCTTTATTTGAAACTTCTCTAACTTCTGTTTTTCTTCCATGAAATTTAAAATCAAAAATACCAAGTTTTGATTTTATTATGGATGAAACTATTTCCGGTTTATTCTTCCATTCAGAAGAAAATATTTGTATCAGAAATATATTTGCGTCTTTTGCTAATTTATATTTTTCAAGATGGGCATTTGGTTTTTCTGAATGCCCATATAAACCATGATATTCAATACCTAACTTCTTTTCAGGAAGCCATATATCAATTTCTTTACCTGATAATTGTTTTCGATCAGATTGAATTATCTCTTCGTTATAAAACGATGTTATATGTTGGTATAAATCATATTCTTCTGATGAAACATTTGAATAGTGTTTTTTTATTTCTAAATTTAAATCAAACATTATAGTTTTTAATAAAGATATTGGTATATTCGATTCACGTGATAGCCAATTGAACGGCAATTCTTTGTCACAATATTCCTTATATTTTTCTCTTAAAATACTTTCATAATTTGGGTCTAACTTTCGTGTTTGAAGAACCATACTTTGTGAAACGTATTCACTACCATATCTTTCTATGTTTGTCTGTTTTGCTTTATCATATATTTCCGATGATCGCATTGGGTTATCAACACCAAAATTTTCTATTAGGGTTGATTTACTTTTTTCACGAATATCTTTATGTTGTTGTGGATAGTCTACACCGAAATTTTGTTGTGTTGTTTTTTTCTTCTTTTCTTTTATTTTATCACATTGACTTGGGTTTTCAACCCCATATTTTTCTAAGTTAGTTTGTTTAACTTTGTTATAAATTTCTTTATTTTGTGCTGGATTTTCAACCCCATATTTTTCTAAGTTAGTTTGTTTAACTTTTTCATATATAGATTTGACTTTCGCAGGATTATCTGTTCCATAGTTTTTTAAAAATGTTTCTTTTTGTTTTTGTGTTTTTTGTGTTTTTTTACATAAACTACATAAAAAATTCTCACTCCAATTTTTAACTTCATTGCCACAATTAATACAATTTGGTGATATACAACCATTATCAATAAACCACAATTTTTGAATTGTGGTTAAATTTGTGTTGGAAAAAGGTAAAAGGATTTCATTTAAAAACCCTTTATCAAATGCAGCTTTTATTTTTGATCCATTAAATTTTCCATTACTAGATTTTAATGACTGTAGTATTTCTTTTATATTCAATTCTATTCCTTATTCATCAATTCGATGAACCTTTTCTTAAATGATGATTTCATACGTGTTGTTTTATACCAAGCATTAAAATCACCACCATTTTCGATTAGTTTTTTTGCTCGTCTTAGTTTTCGTTCAAGATGGGCATTTGGATCACGTTTGGTATATTGAACCATAATAAGATTGTAGTTTTCATCAAAATCAGCGTTGCCACGTTTTGTGTTACATTTAAAACATGCTGCCACACAGTTATTATAGGTGTCGTCACCTCCTTTAGATGTTGGAACAATATGTTCGAGTGTGGCAGACTTATGGTCATTAGAAATCAAGTTCATATGAACACCACAATAGCAGCAACGCCAATTTTGTGCTTCGGCACACCGAGTACGAAGATATGCTCGATTAAATGCCGAAATTACGATTTCACGTTTATATTTCTTTGGTAGTTTTACGAATTTAATATCTTCAAGATCATTTACAACTTTAGGAATATCAAATTTCATGTTACCCTCATTGATCATTTAACCTAATATAGATCATCAAAATATATAAGTCAACCATTAAGTGATAGACAATGCATTTTTATTAGAAAACGTTCAGTGTCAGATGGATATAAAGGATCAAAACCATTTTTTTCACACCAATCAAGTATATCATGGCTTTCGTGGGTTGTATCGTTATACCATTTCCATGACATGATATATTTTTTACCATTTTGAATGGATGGTTTATCATCTTTCCATGTAAATACTGCGTCATTTTCTCCGTAATAATTTAAAATATAGTCAGAATATTCATAGAAATCATCACGATAAACAAACCATGTTGGACCGTCGAGTGAATGTTCCTGATGTGATCTATAGTATATCATATCAAATGATCTAAGACGTTTAATGTATTTGTTCTTGATAATAATTAATTTATCATGATTGGAAATGTCAGACACACCATACCCATATTTTTTTATCATATTCAACATATAGTCGTGTGTTTTTTTCAACTCATCGAGGGTAAATTCATTGAACATGGTTAAACCTATTTTATAGTTAGATATGACTTGTTTATTTGTGTGTTAGATTGATCTGTTGGGTATAGATTTCCAGTTGGAATTATAGAAAAATTAGGATTCACAGGTGTAACTTGTTTAATATACATATTTTTTGGATCATTATCTTCCTCGGACAAACCAAATTCTTTTAGAAACTGGACACGTATAAGAAGTTTATCAGTATCGGTTAGATTATCAAGATCAATTTCATTAAGTGTTGCCCAAATTGAAATTAAGTCGGTAATATCCTCACCGTTATGGAACCAATGATTTTGTGCTTCACGTGATTTTACATCTATATATTTTGGAATATATGCAGGTCCATCAATACGATGCCGCATTCTTCTATATGCTTTTGAAGAACCACCACTATAATTTGATGTAATGGAAACTTTATAATAAACTGCTGCGTCATGAAATATTTCAAGTATCAACTTATCACCAATAAGAGTTTGACCTAATCCATGTTGTTTGAATAGTTTAGTATAATCTGGATTTTTCTTTCTTAGATATTCTTTGATGATCTTAAGAATATTCATAGGCATCAACCCCAACAGTTTCAAGTAATGATCTAGCATCTTGAATGGTGAATAGAATTTCTCGTAGTTGATGTGCGGAAACATTATCTACATTTTCATCATGGAATTTCCACATTTCAATGACTTCATCGATTTTAGAAATGACTTCCCGAGTTTCATCATTATATGTTTGTTGATAGTGTTCTACAAGATGATTTTTACATGACAAAAGTTTTTCGGTAAGGTTCATTTATATTTCTCCATAAATTCTTTTATTTCTTTTGCGGTTTCTTTATCTATGCAGATTTCACCAAAATGACCATATTTTGATTTATATCCAAAGATATATTTCACACCAGCAACTAGACGTTTCAAAAATGGTTTTTCTTGTAAGAAGATTGAAATGCTCATTTCTTCATCTTCAATGTTTGACTCTGGATAATTCCATCTGTCATAGTGAATGTGTAATTGGTGTTCTGGATGTGAACAAGAACATTTGACAAATAAATGTTCATCCCCAAAACTATCTGTGTACTTAGGCATAAAAAATGGACTCCTAATTGTGTTTAGGAGTCCATTATAGCATCTTAGTTATTCAAACGCAAATCAATTATACATATTGTCCACAACAGCACGAATATCATAACGTGAAATACCAATGTCAGCCAATTCACGGTTTGAACGATTTTCTAGTTCACGTAGAGTTTTACGTTTAGCAGAAATTTTAGCAATAGTGTCGAATACAAATTTAAACATTTTTATACCTCATCATTTATGTTTACTCGACATATTTACACGTGATTTGGTCATTTTGCAAGTGCAGAAACGGAAGACTCGGTATGCGTTTAACGCATCACTTGTCAAAAAACACATGATCCCCAATGATTGTGGCATCTTTTTTATTAGACGCATGTTTGGGTGATACAGTCAATGTGTTGAAATAAACTGGATTACCATCCAGTGTTTTGATTTCTGTATTCATAACCGCAGTAGCAATCACAATAGCAGTTGCTTTGGCGGGATCATCTTTCATGGGAACATTTTGTTGTGCTGCTGGTGCAAATTGATTTTTTTGCTTTACAACTGAACAAACCGTGTCGGGGAAACGAGGGTCATCTACCCGGTTCATAACTACCTCCGCAACAGCAATTTGTCCAGCAATGGGTTCCCCCCGTGCCTCATGATAAATTGCCATAGAAAGACAAAGGATAGCGGGCGTTAAAATAATCATTGATCAACCCCCTTACCTTTGTGTTTCTGTTTGCGGGAATATTTCTTCCCATCATCAAAAGCCTTTCCCTTAAATTTGGGATTTTGCCATAGTTCCATGGCAGCAAAGTTCCTAGACTTCGGTGCTTTCAATGAAATAGTCATAACTTTTTTCATCTTAGTATACCTCATGTTTTGGTTTCAAAAGTATTAGTATTATCAATAACTTACAAAAATAACGCATTTTATTGATGTTTTATTTATAAAAAGACGCATAAGTATGTGCTTTTTATAAAATTACGAAAAAGACCAAAAAAGTGCCTTATAAGCCCTTGTTTATAAAGGACAAAATAAGGCACTTTTTAAAATAACGCAAGTTTTTAACAGAAACTACTTCATTTCCATTTTTTGCTCAAAGCAACCAGACCACGACCTTTACCAGTCAGGACATAATTATGTGCGGGGCGACCTTTGGTGCCGGTCTTAATTTCTTGAACTTCCACCAGACCTTTTTCGACCAGTTGGAGAGCAAGGTAACGGCTTACATTATCCAGATCGGCAAGTGCAAGTGCCACTTTTTTGTTGGTAGCGAAAGCAGCGGGACGGCCTTTGGTGTTGATTGCGTTGGTCATGTGATACATCCTTTGTGATGGGAACCATTTCCCTTTCGATGTATTCTGTATAGTTTATTATAAATGATTCGTCAATAGAGAAAATTAAGTTTTTGGTCTTATTCGTTGTGTAAAAGTTCGAATACATGCAGATTTGAATGAGTCTTTACCATTCCACTTTACTTCATAACCGCCAACTTTTTGACGTAACCCACTTGTGTGTTTGAAAGTTCCATACCCATCACCATTAAGACGATATTGTATACCTGTCCACTTCCATCCATTTTCTTTTAAAAATTCTTCATCACTCATTTATCTGTTCTACTTTCCATAATCAACCCATGTTAGTTTGATTAGTGCTTTGTCTACTTCGGTTAAGTTATCAAGATCAATTTCATTTTCTTTGGCCCATTGAGTGATTTCATCGGTAACTTCAACATCATTAATATACCATTCTTTATGCTCATCTCCCCATGTAATTGCTGGACCATCCAATCTATGACGTTTATGGTGGTGTCTCCATTCTTTATAACCATCTTGATGTTCGATAGCAGGACCATCTAATCTATGGCATTTACCATCAACCCACCATTGTTTATGACCATCAGGATTTTCAATAGCAGGACCATCTTCCCGATGAAGTCTAGAATCAACCCACCATCTTTTGGTTCCATTTTTATCAATTTCACATATCGGTTTATTTTCCATAATCAGCCCATGTTAGTTTGATTAGTGCTTTGTCTACTTCGGTTAAGTTATCAAGATCAATATTGTTTTCTTTTGCCCAATTGGTAATTTGTTTGGTTACGTCATAACCATTCATATACCACTTAGTGGTTTTATCCCATCTAATTATAGCAGGACCATCTAATCTATGGCGATATCCATATGTCAACCATTCTTTACTTCCATCACCCCATATAATCGCTGCACCATCTAATCTATGATGTTTACCATTTATCAACCATTCTGTAACCTCATCTGGATATTCAATGGCGGGACCATCTTCCCTATGAAGTTCACCATTGAGGTACCATCTTTTGGTTCCATGTCTATCAATTATACATGTTGGCAACAAATTCATGAATATACCAATTTAAGTGTTAGAATATCTTCATTTGTAACATTTTTGATATCTTCTACATAATTTTCCATAGTATAAGAAATACATTTACCACGAATATACCAATCAAATGTTCCATTAGCATAATATCTCGCTGGCCCATCAATTCTATGTAGAAGGTTATCATCATAAAACGAAATTGACATAGGAGTGAAAATCACACATGGTTCAAATCTTTTTAGAAAAAGATCGGTTGAATGATTAGTGACCACATGATTATTTTTAAAAAAAGCAACCCGACTAGCATAGAATACACCGGGAATAGGAGTATATTTATCATAAAGTTTCTCAAATGTGTCACACCCAGTCATGTTGATCATGTGTTCAGTATATGACTTTGCATAAGACATGGTTATCCCCAATATAATTTCATTAGATTTATATCATCTTTTGTAAGATTGTCAAGATCAATATCGTTATCATCTGCCCAAAAATACAAATCATCGGTGTTTATGGATTTTCCATTAAAAAACCAACAATTTCCACCATGATATGCCATTTCCGCAGGGCCATCCCATCGATGTTTCACAAATGTCATAAAATGGTCAATTTTTATATATCCGACCCGTATAGATAGTGGACTACAACACAAAAATGTTTCACCACTATATTTTTGTGGTATAGATAGTGACATATTAAACACAACATTGTGATCGTTCTTTTTGATGTATATTAGATTTGTAAATCTTATATCAGATTTATCCATTCTATATTGTTCACGTAAAGCAACATATGTATCACACCTAAAATTATCTTGAAGAAATATTTTATATAATGACATCAAAACTTCCACAAATTAAGGTATCAATATACCATGTTTATACCATCTAGTCAATAAAAAATGGGGGCAGTCTGCCCCCATCCTTCTAGTTATTTTCAACTTATTAGATTGAACCAGTTTGCTTTAGACGAATTGGGACAATAATGAAGTTAATTGAACGAGTTGGGGCGATTGCAACATCAACCCATAGTTCATTTGCATCAATTGTTGACGGTGTATTGCTTTCAAGGCTTACCACGAAGTCACTGATTGCGTCATTACCTAGCATACCAGCCAAGAATTGTGTAACTACGTTTTGGGCAGCTTCACGGGTTCTTTGGGTGTTAAGTTCAAATAGGAATGGAGCAAGCATTTGTGGAAGCACAGTGCGAAGATAAACAACCAAACGTGCTACGTTAACACGTGATAGTGGGCTTTCATCATTTGTAGCTAGTGTTTTATCACCATAAACTAGAAGACCACGACCATTAACATAGGTTAGTGGGTTGATTTTGTTTTCGTATAGTGCGTCACGCTGACCTTGGTTCAATGTTACAGAAGTGTAAGCATTGGTGTCTAGGTTTACCCAACCAACGCTTGAAGCGTTAGAAATAACACCACGACGAGTACCAGCAGGTGGGAACCATGGATAAGCAACCGAGTCGTTGTAACCATATGTTCTTAGTGCGATAGTTGATGCTGGAACAACAATTTCAGTTCCATCAACGTTGGTACTAAGACCCCATGGATAATACATAGCAGCATAATCATAAAGGGTTGTGCGACCTTTACGACCATTTGATGGTGCGTTAGCGGCATTATTAGCCCAGTTTACGATAGCGGTTGCTGATGGTTTAAGATCAACTGGTGTATCGGCAATAATGAAGGCGGTTTCACCACGATCAGTATTAAGGGTAATAAGTTCATCAAGTAGTTCAGGATAACCGGGAGCAGTAACAATGTTGTAATTGATAAATTCTGAACGAATATCTTCATTGCTTACCGCTTGTTCCGCAAGGGCACGAACAACACAGATACGACGAGCAAAACGACCAAATAGACCAACACCATCAAGATCATTTCCAGAGAAGGTTACCCAACGTTCTGGTTTGTTATTGATATAGGTGTAAGCAGCATCTTGTGCGCCGGGATTTGATAGTTCATATGCATCTGATAGGAAGTTACCAACAGTATATTCAGCAACACCATCAAAATATTCACCACGCCACACTTTTACGTTGTTTGTTGAACGACGAGTGTTGAATAGGATAATTCCAGCAGGGAATAGTTGTGGATTAAGAACGTCTAGTTCAACAGGATCACACCAGTCTGATACTAGAAGGTCTTGAATGTCGTCTGATTCTGGTTTACCAAATGGTGTGTTGATTAGAACACGTGGAATTGAAGTATAACCAGTACCTTCTGATGAAATAACTACAGAATCAACTTCACTAGCATCAAGTGTAGTATAGGCTTCACCACCAATACCACCACCGCCAACGATATTGACGATTGGTTCGGAAGTATAACCAGCACCACCAGAAGTTACAGTGACAACTGATAGACCCCATGAAATGTTAAATTCTGGTGGTG